TTCTTGCCGTTTATATCCTATGTGCGAAAAAATCAGTTGCGCGTTCGACCTTTGACGCAAACACGATTTCTTCATGGGTGGAAAACAGAAACTCGCAGATGCGCAGTCGAAAGCGGCACAGATCGCTCAACAGACTGCGATGAAACAAGCGAAGGCAGCACGCGCTGCTAACCGCGTTGCAGTCCGAACCGCATCACAGGACCGTCGAGTCGGGGCGCGACAGAATGCTGCACTGATTGCCGCCGAACGGGATAGTGCTGCCGCTCTTGCCGCTCTTGATCAGGGCAATGTGCAGACTGAGTTCATCGAGGACGATGAGATGATGCGCCGACAGGGAGGTCGAAAAGGGGCATACTCATTCGGCAGGCCCATGTCTACCATGCTCGGCGGTGGCGATACCCGACTGGGATGACTGACGCGAAGCAGATCCTCCAACGCTACAAAGCCGCCGAATCTATTCGGTTGGCTATGCACAGCATTTGGAGGGATGTTGCCGTTCATGCCGATCCGCTCAACCGGGAGATCGGAGTCGATACCGCTACAGGCTGGACTCCATCTGTTACGGGCCAAGCCGCGATCTTCGACTCGACAATCAAGGAAGCGGCAAGGGTCTATGCTGCGGGATGCATGTCATGGATGACGCCTAGCGAGAGCAAGTGGTTCGCGTTCAACGCGCCCCGCATGTTCAGACAGGACGATGTCATCAAGTCATGGTATTCCGAATGCACCGACATCGCGTCTGAGATCCTGGTGGGAACGAACTTCTACTCGGAGATCCACGATGTCTACGCGCAGGACGGTCCATACGGAACCTCCGGTTTGTTCATCCGCGAGAACTCCACCTACGGATTGCACTTTGAGTCCTTCCAGATCGGAGAATACTCGATCCTTGAGAACAATCTGGGCGACATCGACACGGTTTTCCAGGTCAAGAAGTTCAGTCCTCGGCAGTGCTTGCAGGAGTTTGGCGAGAAGAAACTCACCGAAAGCATCCTCAAGAAACTGGAAGATCCCCTGACGGCAGACGATGAAACCATCGAGATGCTTCAGTTCATTGGTCCGCGCAATGAGCGGGACAGGTTCAGCAGGACGATCCAGAACGCTTCCATCGCATCCGTTTGGATCGAGAAAGCTAGCCAGACCATCCTAAAGGAATCCGGTTACTACGAGAGTCCATTCGCCATTCACCGACACTTGAAGTGGGGACGTTGCCCTTACGGACGATCTCCCGGCATCGAGGCACTGTATGATGCGCGGCAGTTGAACTACATGCAGCAGCAGTTGGACACGCTTGTCGAGAAGCAAGTCACTCCTCCTGTCGTTGCCCCGGCTGAGTTTGAGGGCGTGATCGATCTGCGAGCTTCGGGCGTGACATTTACAACGGACATGGCTAACCGTCCGCAGTATTTCGGCAATCCCGGCAACTACCTGGTGGGCGAGGACCGCACTGAATTCCGCAAGCGGCAGATCAACAACTGCTTCCATGTCGAGCTGTTCCAAGCACTCGCATCCGTTCCGGTTGGCAAGCAGATGACGGCAGAGGAGGTCCGGCAACGCAGGTTCGACCGTGTTCCCAACTTCTCTCCTACCTTCGCTCGCAAGACTAGGGAACTCAGCGATCCGATCATGCGGCAGGTCTTCTCGACATTGCTGCGACTTGGGGCATTCCCGCCAGCACCTCGACAACTGGTTCAACCTTTGGCTAACGGTGACGTATTTATTCCGCCACCGAACATCGTCTACAGCTCCAAGATGGCACTGGCGTTGCAGTCGATCCACAACGACGCATTCTTGGAAACGCTCAACCTCGCGAGCAACATCGCGCAGGCTCGACCGGACATCCTCGACAACCTGGATCTCGACGACGGGTTCCGCAACTACGCTCGCAATGCTGGCATCCTAGAGTCCTCCCTTGTGCCGGAACGGTCGCGGGATCAGATGCGGCAGCAACGGGCGCAGGCGCAAGCACAAGCGGAACAAGAGGCGGCAATGCTTGAAGAGAGCGATGCGGTGGCGAAGCTCGCAGGCGCGGCTAAATGAGCATCGACGATATTATCTTTGGGCGCCATCCCGGCGAGGCAGACGATGCCTACGCTTCGCGAGTCGATGAGATTCAGCGAGCATTCCGCAACGTTCTCGCAAGCCTTGAGGGGCATAAGCTTATCGCACTCCTCACGCAGGCAATAAACCCAATCAAACCTCGATTCGGCGCAGGAGTGTCCCCTGAGATGGCAGCATTCCGCGATGGGCAGGCGGATGTCATCGCAACGCTTTTAACCCGTGGGACGAACCTCGGGATGTCCAAACCAGACAACTACCACAACCAATGACAACCGAAGAAAAACGAACGGAGCTTGAAGCGGCAGGCATCAAAGTCCGAACCAATGCCTCGCCTGCCAGAGTAGACGACCTTTACGCCGAATACCAGGCTATGGTCGAGGAGCATGGGCCGATTGTCACTGACGACATCGAGCCTGTCGAAGAGATCGCGCCAGTGAGGGTTGCGGTAACTAGTTCCGGCGACGATAGCATGGCTGAGTTCTACAGATTCATGCTCGCGAACGGCAGCAAAATGTCTGGCGACAAGACTCCCATCGTTATCGAATGGGCGCGGCGGAACCTCACCGAAGAACAGTTCAACTCGCACTACAATGGGAGGGTCAGCAAATGAGCGAAGAAGCAACACTTTCCGCCCCGGCAGCAGTCGAATCTTCGGCAGCATACGGCACAACCGTATCGCCTGTCGATACATCGGCCACAACGGCGGCATCGACGGCATGGTATGGGCAATTGCCCGAAAGCCTCGCAGGCGACCAGAAGTTCTTCGATCAGTTCAAGGATCAGGAGTCGTTCATGCGATCCGCCAAGGAAACGAAGAGCGCACTCTCCCGCAAGATGGAAGGATACGTCAGAATTCCCGGCGAGAACGCGAGCGAGGACGACATCGCTGCATATCACCAGGCTATCGGAGTTCCCGAAGATCCATCCGGCTACGAGATCTCAGCGGAGGAGGCAATCAACCTTCCCGGTTTTGATCCCGAAGCACTCGGCCCGATCAAGGAAGCCGCGCATTCCCTTGGCCTTTCCGCTCAACAGTTTGAGGGACTTGTTGCCGCGCAAGCTCGCATCGAGTCCGCTCAGATCGCTGAGATGACACGGGCGGAAGAGGCACTCGTCAACCAGTGGGGCAACGACTTTGAATACAAGGTGATGGACATTCAGCAACGAGTAGGGGAAGTCCTCGATCTTGATCAGATGCTGATGCCTCGGGCGGATGTCCTTCGCGCCCTAGACTTCCTTGCCGCAGATTTCCGGCAGGACACAACCGCAACTGGTCGCGCATCGACTAGCGTGTCGAGCATCGAAGAGCAGATCGGCTCCATCCTGCAAAGTCCCGCCTACCGAAACGGGACCGACAAGGCAGCACGGGAGCGATTGCACGGTCTATATCGCGAGCAAGCAGCAAGAGAAGCAGCAACGCGAAGATAATTTCCACCGCAAGGAATCGCTACCTAGCAATGGAGTCCCCACCCCGGTTTGTCGTTTTTCTGGGGTGGGGATATTTTTTTACTTGCACAACTAGACTTTGAC